CCCCCCCCCCCCCCCCGAACACTCCAATGACTGAGCTTCTATTCTCCTTTAGTAAAGCTCTGAAAGAGCTTAGAGACGGCTGCCGCCTAACCCGCAGAGGCTGGAACGGAGCAAACCAATGGATTGCACTTCAAGTCCCAGACGAACACTCTAAGATGACCCTCCCGTACTTCTTCATCACAACAGTTCAAGGCGACCGTGTCCCCTGGCTCGCCAGTCAAACTGATCTCCTCGCTAATGACTGGTGCCGTTTCGACGAGGACGCCTGATGACCTCAAAGCACCTCCTCTTAGATACCCCTGCAGTCGTCGTCGCCCAGCTAAACACCTCGATCACTGAGGTCTCTGAGCTTCTCACCGAAGTCATCGCCCCACCCCGCTCCAGAGCCAACTCCTGGCTGCTGCCTGCACCGCACTGGAGGCATGGATCAAGATCCAGAAGGAGAAGCTGGTGAAGGCCGAAGCGGACGCCCTCCGGGTTCCCCCCGAGGCCGAACCTACCCAGCCCCTGCCGGAAACCGCGCAGCCGTTGGTCCCCAATCTCAACCCCGGAACCTTTGGCCCTTACTTCACCCCCGGCAGCATCCCACCGGTCACTTCTGCGGGCTTCACCTCTAACGATTTCGATTCCCCCCTATCCATATGACCCCCCTTAACTCCTGGCTGCTGCTGGGCGCCTCCAGCGCTCTCACCGGTTACGGCTTCTGCGTCCTCTATTACCGCCCCTCCCTGTTCATGGTCTTCATGACCTCCTGCTCCGCCTCACTGACCGTCCGCGCCCTCTTCCTCAGCGGAGTCTCACAATGAGTCTCACCTGTCTCACTCCATCCTCACCCTCCGCGCCAGACTGTGTGGGCCTGACCAGCTGCCCCGGCACTGCGCCTGCTGCAACGGAGCTATACCGCACATTCCACATAGCCCCCCTAAAGGGCTTGCCGCCGCATGTCTACGAACATGGATGGGTTCGCTGCCTACGAATTACGCCACACGGTCACAGGTGCATTCTTATACCAGACAACAGCGTCGATAGCAGAGATCGTAAGAGCCAACGAGAACCTACGTCAGCGGGAATTACCGTCACGTTTCTTCCCTGTCGGGGACTTTCACATCCCTACACTCCACGGAGACATCGCACAGAAGTAGGCTCTAACCACTTCAGAGCGACTTAATGCCCTATATCTCAAAAGTCTCATTAGAACAAATCGTCCATGAGTGTGAAAAGCTCCTGAGCGAACTCGGCATCTGTAATTACGCAGAAGTCGGACGCAGACTTAATGTCTCCAGACAGACCATCCAAAAGCGCCTCCAGGCTGCGGCCCGGTGCGGAGACATCTCCCCCGAGATCGCCGCCCGCTACCGCCCCACGGGCTCTCTCCTTACTACCCGGTTCAACACCTCCCTTACCCCAGAGAACGCCAAGTTCATCCGCGCCTTAGCCGATCAACTCGATGTTTCCCCGGCCTACATCCTCCACGCAGCGGTCAATCGTTACCGCGAGGCGCTGCTGGACTGGAACAAGGCGGCAGCTATGCCAACACCTTCCGATGAAAACTGACCCTTCTCACTTCCTTCCCATGACCACACCACTCCCTTTCTTCGCAGCAGCGGCAGCATTCTTCCAAGAGCTAGCCCCCGTCGCGACCCCTCTCATGTCCGTGCTGGGCGAAACATCCGCCGCCGTTCATCGAGCCCAGGAAACCTCCGCCGGTCGCACAGCACTGCGCTCAGCTTCTCCAGACAACTTCCTTATTGAGGGTGACGAATGAACCTATCTGATGACAGATTATTTGAGTTGTCGTTCGATCACTTTGAGCACCGTGGTGATTCGTGGAGAGGGCGGACGGTAACAACGTCGATAACAGCTTCAAATCCACGCGCCGCGCTTATTGCCTATGCACGGGCAGCTATCGCTCTAGAGAAGAAGCTGGAGCAATTAACACCATCCCCCATAGAGTTCACAGAGGGGACTCGCATCAGAGGTAATGGAAATCGAGTTGGGGGACACCAGCCAAAGCCTGCCATCATCCCCCATGGTCTGTGTCCAGACCCTCCACCCAGGTCACCATGATCGCCCAAGTTCACCGATTCACGAATCATCTATTCAGCACCCTGCTTCTTTCTCAATGGCCACAGGAACATATACACAGCGCGGTCAGAGTAATTACCCCTCTCGATGTGCTCACTCCGCATCGAAGACTGCACAATCTCATAGAGACAGCAGCGCGGGGATTTCAAGACAACAATCCGCCTCTGACATCTCGGACGCGAAGTTCTTGATTAGCCGTGTCCAAAGTTCCTGTCAGGGTAAAGCCGCCTACATGACACGGGCTGAGGTTACTACCTATCTCCGCCAGTCAGGTTACAAAGGCTTTCCCTTCACATGCCAGTTCTGTGGTTTATGGCATGTGACATCAATGACAAAGAAGCAGCAAAAAGCGCTGACCCAGAAGATACGCACAGCAAAGAAGCTCCTTGATCAATCCATCACCCCCTCTCTCCATGAGCAACCCCACTGAAACACAACCGGATAACCAGGAGTTTGACCAAGCCTGGCAAACGGCTCTAAGGGAAGTAGCTGCTCAGGACACTACACAACGCGGGAACGCATTCTGGGGCGAGATGCAAGCTTGGGGAAAAGCCGAACAGTCTAACCGGCCCGTACTCTCACCCATGGCGGTGATCCTTGCAGAAATGATCAGCCGTCTAACTATCCTCCAGACTGCCAACACGACCTTGTTTAAGGCAGCCGGCGATAACTCCGACATTCGGGCTTGCTATCGCTACTTACTGCGCCACAGACAGCTAGAGGATTGCGCAAAGGCTCTCCTCTCTATCAACTCTATCGCCTAACTCCTATGACACCCAATCCCGCCGCAACCGAGAAGTCAGATCAAATCGCCGACTACCCCATAGTCACCCCGGAGTGCCTCCTCAAAGCTGACCCAAGGCTGCGAGTGAGGACCCTCGGGGCGACTGAGAGACCAAACCAGATCGCCTGGATGGCTATGCACCAGTGCTACTCCGAAGGCTCCGTCATCGACAACACTCCTCCCCCCGAGCCCGAAGCAGGCGAGGCCCTTCTCAAGCACCTCCTCGCCGGAGGCCGGGGTCACTTCGGCCCCCTGGAACACCCCCAGATCACCATCGCGACAGCGGGGTTCCCTCACTCCGTGATGCAACAAGCCCGGACGCATCGCGTTGCGGTCTCCTTCGATGTGCAGTCATCCCGTTATACCGGGGATAGGTTCAAGCGGATGAACCCGGAGGATGAAGGCTATGACCCTGATAGCTTGCACATCTCCGATCTGGTCTACTTTAGACCAGTAGGTCGATACAAAGATCGTCAGGGTAATGACTATGTTTACGAGCAAACCCGACTTCACGCCGATGAGGCCCTGTGCGTCTACCTAGCACAGGTCTACTCAACAAAGCTAAGCCAAGGTTTTGCTGAAGAACACGCAAGAAGTCTAATACCCTTCGATTTTCGGCAGAACTTCGTCGTCTCCTTCAACCTCCGCTCCCTCATGCACTTCCTCGATCTCCGAGCGAAGCTCGATGCCCAGCTTGAAATCCAGGCGCTCTGCGAACTGCTCATGGTTGAGTTCCATAAATGGACTCCTGAGGTAGCTCGTTGGTACATGACCAACCGCTGGGGTAAAGCGAGGCTCGCGCCATGATTATTACCATCCTCACTACCCTCCGCGTAATCCATCACTAATGACCAACCCCACCTCCCCGATCATCAAGTATAAAGCTTTACCGGCTTCTCCAAGAATCAACCGCGTCGAATGTTCCCGTGAAAGTGCGTCGACCGTCTGGGACCTAGAAGGTAGGCGTGAAGCTAAAGAGTCGATTTCAAGAATTGTCCCCCACAAATACTGTGACACATGGGGAGAAGCTCATGCAGTGCTTATGCGTCATGCGGAACAGCGCCTTGAGCGGGCTCGCACAGAAGCTAAATCCGCTCAGGCCGTACTCTACAAGTGTGAGAGAATGCTGAATCCAGAGGTACACACAGCTACGAGGAGTTTAACTCAAACAACAAATGCTCTGCTCTAAATGTGCTGGACTTTCCATAATCACCCAATCCCGTACAGACACAATCGAATCAAAACTCCGCCAGCACAAATGCGTAAGCTGCAAGCACATGTGGTGGACGGTTGAAGTGGAACTTCCCCCTAACAGCATCAAATGGGTTAGGAAGGAAGGCACCACCGAAACCACCGCTCCTATCCGAATAGGAACAGCCCGCGCAATCGCCTTTGTAGGCCCGCCTACTACGAGCAGCAAGCGACGGCATTAAATCTAGTCTTGTTTAACTTCCTACCTCCTGCACCTGAGGATTCATGACCCGCCCCGTTCTTATCACTCGCAAAACAGGCCGTTCCGGTGAAGCGACATTCCACTGCTTCGGGTCTGACTACGAAGAGTTTGATGGCGGTCCTGGGGTCTACTCCACAGCCATCGTCGAATGGCCCGATGGTCAGGTGGAAGGGGTACCAGTCGCCTGGGTCCAATTCACCGAGCCCCCACCCGCTCCATCAGCCCCCGCCGGCTCGCTGATGGAGCGGGAGGCCAACTCATGACTTATCAGTGGATGACCGAAGATCAGTGCTACTGCTACGAGATGCTGTGTGATTGGCTGTCCGGCGCACACCATGTACCAACAGTGAAGCCATTCGGCAGCGGGATCAAAGTTTCCGTCAATAGCTGCGCCCTAAGTACGTTCGACTTCGATCTACTTACGACGCTAGTGTTACTTGCTCATGACCGCTGTGTGCGGGCCGAGCTGACCAATGGCGGGCCGGGGCGCACGGGCGTGGTTCTGCATAGACGCCACGCTAGGAAAGGCATCACCTGGCAGCGTCACCCCACGATGGAAACGGCATTAGACCTTCACAGGAGGCGCTGGCCCACACCCCAACCCGAGCTGGCTGATTGACCCATGCCTGACCCCACCCCCATGAGCGCCAACAGCGACATCACCCCCGAGCACTCAGCAAGGGCCATGAAAAACGACCTCCATCCAGAAGTGAAGGCCGCCTACGCCGATGTCGATCGGGTACTTCACACAGCCGACATTAAGACCGTGCCTGATGGCATTTGCGCCTGGTACGGCTGGGCGCTACGCGAAGCCTTCCTTGCTGGCTGTTCACACGCTGCCGCCCTAACCCAGCGCCAACCCGTGGAATGAGCAACAAGACCCCACTATCCCCTATGAATCATGAGCAACGACATTCGCCACACACCAAGCGCCACCCATCTTTACGGTCTTTACGACCCTGAGGGCGATGGAATCACGTTTTACAAAAGCGCCAAAGAGCGCGACGAAGCAGCCGAGAAAACGATCAAAGCGTATCTCGACGAGAGCGAATGGCTTGAGGAAGTAACCAGCGTTTTTGCGTTCATGGTTACCCATCGCGCTGCAGAAGTAGATGTAGTTTGGCCAGCGGGCGAAATTGGCGAGGACGGTTGCGATGAAGCAGGTGAATACTGGCCCAATACAGATTGCGAATATAAATGCAATTACGCTCTAAAAACGTTCCCCGAAGTTGAATCATGAGCAAGCCCGACTTCCGCACACTGTGTGCTGACATTGTTCTCGCGTCCGACGCGGTGTCGCATGACGCCGCCGCTGCTGAGGGCGATTTTGAAGCAGCTATTGACAACGCCCGCACCGCCCTGGATGTCCAGCCCGAGCCGGTGGCGCCTACGGATTATGACGATAAGTTCCGTAGTTGGTACAGCGATCGCTATGGTCGCTCGTACGTTTCGCTACATGGCATAGCGCTTGTGGAGTGCGTCGAATGGACTCGATTTGCCCTCGCACGTTGGGGCGCACTCGCCATCCAGCCGGTGGCGGTGACGAATGAGGAGCTGCTGGAAATGGCCTCTAATGCGCTTGGCTATGTCCACATCCGCGTTGACAGCAAAGAACTTGAGGCTAATGGCGAAGAGCTGATCGCCTACGCCCGCGCCGTCCTAGCCCGCTCGCTCACCCCCACCATTCAGCCGGTGCCGGTAAGCGAGCGGCCTTGGGAGCGTGAGGGGTGGTTAGATGCCGAGGGAAGGTGTTGGATGGGCCATCCAGGCGATGCTGAGTTCATTCCGTCATGGCGGCTTTGTCGCCCCGAGGACGCACCGTCAATGACGTGCTCCCTGCCCTACTGGGCGCTACCGATGCCCGCACCCGCCAACAACACTAGAGCAACACACTAAAACCATGGACATCAAAGACATCCAATCCGCTAAGCAGCAACTTCAAGACCAGATCTCAACGCTGCTCACTCAGTTCGGCAAAGACACAGGTCTAGCTGTCGATGGTATAAACATCGACAACGTGTTCAGGATGGGGTCTCTCACTAGCTATGTAATCAGAATTGAAGTCAAGCTGTAGAGGAACACACTAATGGCTGAAGACATTAACCTAGTCCGCACGATGGACGCACGGGCATGGGCCGCTGAGTTCATGCGAATTACGGGTGGCACGGTTGACGAGCAGACCATGATCTCCTGGTTTGCCAACGCAATCATGTGTGGCTGGGATCATCACTATTGGCAGTCCGACGAGTACACACAAATGCTGAAGCGCGTACTGCCGCCGACTGAGACCACTAGAGAGGAGAACTAATGCCTAGTCAACACCCCATCACCCATCACCCCTTCTACAGAATCATGAGCACGTTCGGCGAACAGTTTGCCGCAGTTATTAAGAGTGAACTCAACAGGGTCTACAGCAATCTCAGCCCGAAGTGGCGTCCCTTGACCCTACGCACAGACTCACCGATCGGGCGCAAGCGTCGAGCCCGCCGCGCTCGCGGGCGACAAATTAAAGCGCGACTCGATCCACCCTATGTCGGTGGCCGGATCTACACGGCGGGGGTGGTGGCGTGAGTAAAGAACTCTACGCACTCATCGGCGGCATTATCGCTCTGCTGTCGTACTGGGCTGGCTGGAACGCCAAGGGAAGCCACCGACCGTCCCAAGGCAGTTACGGTGGTCGCTTTAGCCCTGATTGGCGGCGGAGCTTCAGCCACGAAAACATTAACCGCCCCGCTGGCGAGCCACCACTGAAGTTACGGCGATCTGACCAGGGCCGCAGCTTTAATCACGAAAACACCGCCCCTAACAGCAGCGAAGAACGTCCACTGAAGTTCAGGCGGAGCGGTGACGGCTACAGCAGTGGCCCTACTACGCCGAAGCCCGACATCATCTCCAAACCACAATTCCCGCCGCCCCAGATTATCCGGGAAGACTTTCTACCATGAAACCCCCCACTGAAGAAGCCCGCGCCGCAGCTCTCGCTGAAGAGCAGCTAGACGAACTAGATGAAAGAGTTGCAAATGACCAAGCCTTGTATCGTGAATTGATCAGCCTTAGAGGAGGCTGTAGCTGTCACATTAGTCCGCCATGCGGGGCTTGTTGCAGCCCCTTGACCATAAGCGAAGCCATAGATCTTGGTATTTGGGAGGAACTCAATGATTATCTCAGAACTGTTGGAAATAGGATTGACACAACCGCACCGGATAGCACATCGCGCCCCGTAGTTAACCTCTAGTCAACATCAGTCAGCCCTCGCACAATCAGTTATGACTAAAGCGCTCCCGCACTTTCTACCGTTTCGGATGGCCTATGAGGTCAAACACCACTTCCCGCTAGCCAGATTATCCGTTTCCCGCCAAGACATACACAACTACATCTTACGGTTTGAGGTCAGTCAAAACCCGATTTATAGACCTACCGGGATGACAATTCGCATAGATATGGGCTACGTGCAATCGGCATTCCCCGACCCTGAGCTGAGTGTGATCCAAGTATTAGAGGCTTTGTTTAAGTTAATGTCACAACGTATTCGCCCTAACACACCGAAAGCGGCGATTCAAAAACATGCCCCTTGGATGGACTACGTCAAAGCCTCAAGACCGGACCCCCAGCTCCCAACCTCTATAGACATTGTCCCACCTATACAAGAATAGGGATAGCCACACTAACATTCGCAAACACAAATCACATGCGCACAACGGAACCTGATAGCACCTAGGCCCGACCTAGGCCAGGGGCCCCGGCAGAAACCTTTCCCCCGAGCCCGACAGCCTCCCCAACCCTCTCCCCCTCCAACCCATTCACAAATAGGTAATCTCAGGTAGACTCATACCAGTCTCAACGCGCTCTAACCTTTCCACAAGTGGTCGCCCAGATTCCCGTTAATGCAGACGGCTTAACCGTCAAACAGGTCATCGCGGCGGACGCCATCGTCTCAGGGAAGACGATGACAGATGCAGCCAAGGCGGCGGGAGTGACCAATAAAACGCTCTGGAGCTGGAGGCACACACCCCAGTTCATGTCTGTGGTCAACCGCAAGCTCCAAGAGCGGACAGACATGACAGGAACTCAAGGTGTCGGCCTTGTTCCTGCATGCCTTCACGTCCTCCAGACCATCATGAACAGCCCGACATCGGAAGACGCTGATCGCATCCGGGCCGCGAAGGTCATCATGGACTCCGCCAATGCTTACCAGGAACAGAGGGAGATGGAGGTCACCATCGCCCGTTTGGAGCGGAGGCTCATGCTCCTTTCAGGGGCAGCAACAAACGCCGCTGCCGCAGGCTTCCACCAACTAGAAGCTGCGGAAAATGAGAATGACGGTGGGGATGAGACACCATTCGCAGTAGTTGACATCTAGTGAAGTACGGTGCTTCACTTCGCACTCGACTAGCGCGGCTTGAGAAAGAGACCGAGCTGAGGGAAGCTGCGGCGATGCTCCATGCCAGCTCAAAGCTGGTGACGTCGCTCCCTTCAGTTGAAAACTGGCAGGAGTTCGCCCCGCTCACCTGGATCCAGACCGGTGACGATGATGGTGCATCGGTTGAGCCATTCAATCCGTATCAATTCCAGAAGGACTTCGTCCAGATCCTTCACCGATCACGGCGGGTACAAGTCCTCAAGTCCCGGCAGATTGGTATATCCGAAGTTATCTGTAACTATCTCGCCAATAGGGCATTAACCGAACCCGGCTTCACAGCTGTAATCATCTCAAAGACCCAGAAAGACTCCCAGGAACTAGCGAAGCGCGTTCGCTTCATGGTCGAGTCTCTCAAGAACGAATCCCTCACCTGGCTGTCCAACAGCGACACACGCCTTTCCTGGCGTGGCCGAGGAACACTCCACTTCCTCCCTGCAACAGGTCGGGGCGGTCGTGGTATCCCCGCCTGTTCCGTTCTCTTCCTCGACGAAGCGGCCTTTATCGAAGGCGTAGCTGACATCTACCAGGGTGCAAACCCCTCCCTCATGAAACTCGGTAAGGCCGGGAAAGTGATCGTAGTCTCCACTCCAGAGATGGAGTCAAACTGGTTTGGAGAAAAATGGACAACGGGTCTCCCCTCTGACTGGTACGACTACGTCGAGAGACGCGACTTCGTTGGCCTCCAGGCGATGCTCGACGAAGTCGGCAGAGAGGACGGTTGGGCACGGGTCGCCCTCCATTACTCCATGCACCCTCAATACGGTGCGGACCCAAATTGGGCGGAAAACTACCGCAAGCAGGAGAAGCTCACGCAGAACCAGTGGGATGCTGAGTTTGAGCTTAAGTTCGGCTCAACAGCATCGGCGATCTACCCGAGCAGCCTGGTCAAATCCTGTGCCAAGGGCTCTTTCTCCGAGTGCGGCATGGCCAATCGCATCTACGCCATGGGCGTTGACCCCAACGGAGGCGGCGATGACTACTTCACCGCGATGGTTCTCGACATTACCTCAAAGCCCAACCGCGTAGCGGCGATGTACCGCGAGAACAACCGCTCCTCGCCTTACAGCCTGCAGAAGGTCAAAGACCTTATCGACAACTTCCTCCCATCAGAAGTAATTGTAGAAAAGAACTCTATGGGCATCATCATCGCAGAAGCACTCGCTCTGCAATCCTCCGGCACTAAGATCGAACTCGTCTACATGTCCGACACGATCAAGAACGCGATAACGGACAGAACTTTGTACATGATGGAGGACAACGACCTGACCTTCCCTGACGGGATCATTGCGGATGAGCATCGAGCCTTCCGCCGGGATGCCAAAGGCAAGCGCAGCGCAGGGGGATCCGCCCATGACGACACGGTCATATCCCTGGCCCTGGCAGCTATGGCCGCCCCCGGCTCCGTTGATCTCCTGGGCTTCCTCAAGGCGGCCTGAGCTGTCTTCAAGAAAAAATGTAAAAACCCTGGAAAGTCAGGATGCACCCTGGAATATCGGGACCAACCTTGGAAAGTCAGGACCAACCCTGGAAAGTCGGAGAATCGACCCCTGGTTTATCGGGACGAACCCTGGAATATCGGGACGAACCCTCTTTTAGCGAGACTCCCCCGAGGCCGAAGCTACACTAAGCACACGCAGAAACCAGCGTGACACAGGAATCTTCCGCAATTACCGATAACTTCTCCGGCGCTAATGTCCGTAGCGACGAGGAGTTCACTCGTATTGACGGTGCCTTGGTTAACGGCCTGACCGGCATGGGGGTCTTGGGTCGAGACAGGACTCAACACACGCGCCCAAACTTTTCCTTACTGCTCTCCCACCCAGAGCTTGAAGCCCTCTACTCCGTAGGACTCCCCCGGCGCTACGTCGACGCAATTGCAGATGCTGTGCTCAAACACAGACCGACGATCACACTAGGGGGAGACAAGTCTTCCAAAGAGATAGACCAGATTAAAGACTTTGAGGCTTACCTCAAGCAAATATCTTTCTACCGTGCCTACGCAGAGGCAATCCGCCTACAACGCCTCTACGGCGGGGCCGTTATCGTCGTACTCATCGACGACGGTGTCGAGGATCCAGCAGAGCCCGTCAACTTCGACCGGATCCGAGGCATTCGTGGGCTTTGCCCCCTCTCCCGACACGAAATCACCCCCCTGGATGTGTCCGTCATGGACCACTCCAAGCCGGAGGCGTACCGGATCACCACCAATCAAAAACTCGACCCAAACCAACAAACCAACACTACTAATGTCACGGTTCACCACACCCGTGTGATCCGATTTGATGGATTGTATCTGCCTTGGCGGCTGCGTCAACAACAGAACGGCTGGGGACAGGCCCCGTTACAGGTGGTCTGGGAAGCGTGGAAGACCTACGAAACCGCTATCCGAGGGTTGGAGTCTTCCATAACTGACGCATCAGTCTTTTACCATAAAATTCCCGGCCTGATGAACATGGTGAAAGCGGGAAATACCCAGCAAATTATGAAGCGGATGGAGATTAACAACCTCGCCCGCTCTGTCTACGGTGGCATGATCCTCGACACAGGCGAGGAGATCGGTTTCTCCGAAAGAGCGCTTGGCAATATGGCAACAGCCACGGCCCCCTTTGCGGAGTACCTCCAGGCCACCACCGGCTGGCCCGCCTCGATCCTGATGGGCACCAGCCCCGGCGGCCTCGGGAAAGAAGGTCGATTTGAGGAGCGGGTCTGGGCCTCCCTTGTCGAAGACTGGCAGACCGTCTACTGCCAAGAAGCCGTCTCTGACATCTTCAGGCTCTTCATGCTGGCTAAGGAAAGCCCGATGGGAGGCAAGGAGCCAGACAGCTGGGAGATTCACTTTCCCTCGGTGTTCACAGAAACAGACACGGAGAAAACTGCGCGGAGCGCATCTCAAGCGAGTGTTGATCAGATCTACCACGCGATCGGCGCCCTCAAGCCACTTGAGATCCGCAACAACAGGTTTGGCTCGACGGAGTACAGCATCGAGACCGTGCTCGATGAAAATGTATCTGCCCAGCTGGAGATGCAGCAGGACTCGGAGTTTGAGAACAGCATGAACCAACTGCAAGCGCAGTCGTTCGCGGCACAAGGCTTGGGGCCAGACGGGGAACCCATTCCCCCCGAGGGCGAAGCTCCGCCGGAGCAAGAGGGTGTCCTGCCTGGGGAGTCTCAATCTGAGTCTCAAGCGTCTCAACCGCAGGAGCCCGCCGCCAAGCCCAAAGCCAAGCCCAAGACCGATAGCTACGAGGCCCTCGATCTAGAAATCGACGTCGTCAAGCGCATCGACGGCATGAGCATGGGCCGCAGGGTAGGTGAGACCTCCCGTGTCGATGCCGCAGGCGGCCCCGATCTCTCTCGCCTAGTGCTGATTGGCCCCAACCGCTCGCGGAAGTACACCAGCTTCCGCACCAAAATCAAGCTCGATGGGGCGATTCTCCCTGGCCCGCTGGTCACCGGTTTTGCCTCGCTCCGGGCGGCACGGAAGGGGCTGACCGCTTTCCTGCCCGAGCAGACTATATTCACGATGACTCCGGCCCCCGAGGACGAGAAGTGACCAATATCCGCGCCACTCTGTTTCTCGCGACTCAGGCAAGGTTTGATCGCAAGACGCGGAACGGGGTTTCGTGCAAGCCTCCAAATAAGAAATGCGGGAACCGCTGCATCCCTCCTGAGTGGGACTGTCGCCTACGAGGTGAAGGCGGTGATGGACATCTTCGTGCTGCAGGTAAAGGTAGTGATCCCCTATCTGGCCTTGCTAATGCCCAGCGCGGTTTAGTCCGGCTGCGCAAAGGTTTACTTACTGGAAACTTCTCTGAGTTAGAGGGGGGCAGAAAAGCTCTTATCCGGGGTACGGTCAAAGCTTCTCCGCAAGACCTTAAGGAGAAAAAGGAACTACAGGCAAAGCTGGTGCAAGGCACCATAGGAATCGGCATCGCCCTTGCAGTCTTGGGCGGGGGCGTTCGCGCTCACGGAATTCTCAGCAATGCCCGCGCCTACCGCGAGGGTATTGGCAAAAAGATTGACGACAGTGTTGGCAACGCCCTCAATACTGTGCTGGATTTGCACCCCGCCCGCGCTCGCAGTAAGACGGAGGCCCGCGCTGCAGTCGCTGAACTGGTGGGGCGCCGCAATGGGCTTGGGTCAATTGGCGTAGCAGGACGGAAACTACCTGACACCTCCGATCTCCTGCGGCGAAGCCCTGTTGATTTCGCCCCAAATACTAATCTGAGTAAGCGGGTTCGGGATATTGATCCGCTTGCTTACAATGGCGACTTGGGAGCGTGGCACCAGGCTTCCTATAAGGCGATGTGGGGCACCCCGAGGTTGGGCGAACAAAAAATCAACGACGCCCTCAAAAGCAAGGACGGATATTACTTTGCTACGCTTGCGGGAGAAGATTTCCTTCGTAATCAATACAAAATAACAGGAGGCTCAGAGGTTGCAGGTAGAGATCTAGTGGAGCAAATCACAGGAAAGCTCCGGTCTGAACACAAAACAATCGCAACTTTTGCTAAAGACAGAGGCTACAATCTCTCTAATGCGGAGAGTCGGCAGAGCTTTGTCTCATTTATGCTCGACGACCAGAAGCTCACAGGGAAAGCGCGGGAAGAATCGCAGAGACAACTCATGCGTATGGCGCGGCCAGAGCTGCCTATCAACCAAGCCGCCAGGGACATTTACACTAAGACAGTCTCTAGCTTTGACACGTTTTTTGAGTCCGTAGTTGACGACCTTCCAAAGGTTTACAACGCGAACGGCCTGCGCCGCTCTGTACCTATAGATCGTTTCCCCGTCATGCAGACAGCCATGCAGGGGCATGCGGAGTTCCACGCAACTCGGCTATATCCCAATGCAGGACGGCAGGCTGTCAAAGGGCCTCACTCTGCAGATCTGGTCAACAATCATTACTTCCAGACTGGCGGCAACCCGGCAATGTTTACCCGGCGATGGACTGCCCCGAGGCTGACCTTGCAGAAAGCCGCTGCCGAACATGCTGGCCGTCCGGTTACCGACCTCAACGAAGCGGTGACGATTCTCAAAGGCACCGGGGCGTTTGAAGGACTGGTCGACCCCTCCCGCCCTGTCGCGGGGGTAGGGCCTGTCGTCGCACGGCCTAGAAACAAGAAGACACCGTTCAAGTTTGAGAGCCCTGAGGAAGAAGCGTCCTTTACTGATGTTGTCGCAGGGTTTGTAGATAGGAAGCGGCCTGACGGCAAACCTCTCTACAAAACCCGCGCAGCGGCAGAGGCTGCGGCCCGTGCGGAGATCCAAAAACGTCGCATGGAGGGTAAGCAGAAGCGCGGCGATGCGTATTACGAAGCATTTAACGCTATCCGCGCAGACAAGCGCTGTGGGAAGTCAGGCATTGCTGAGAATAAGAAGTGCTCCAAGAAGACATTGGCCGCGCAAGCCGCCTCTGGCGGAGGTGGGCAATCTGCAGCAGCCCCAAAAGAGGGTGAGGGCACATTCAAGAAAGTCGCGATCGGTGGTGCTGCTGTTGCCGCAGCCGTCGTGGCAGCCGTGCTCGGGGCCAAGACCCAAAAAATCACGGCCTACCGTAGGAACGTCTCCAGGTCCGCTATTGACGCGGAAGCCATGGCCAAAGACATGGTGCGTGAGTTCAACGAGAAGGCCGCGAAGCGCCTAGGAAAAGATGTAAAAGACGTCACTCCCTTTGAAGCTTCCACTTACAACTTCAAAGATAAGGGCTACGACACTGGCTTTGGCAGTACAGACAACACCACCGCTTTCTACGGGCAGACAGCTAGCAGCAGAGGAGCTGTAGTCATGCTGTCCTACGCGGATGACGGTACGTTCACCAAGCGCGGTCAGGGTAGCCACCTCATGGCAGAAGGCGGAGCCTTTCGCGAGATCTGGGGTGAACACGACATCCTCCCCTTTGCTAACAAGATCTCGCAGCCCATCAAGCAAGGGGCTGATGATCTTGCAATGAAGACCCGCAAAGCTCGCATTGGTATGCTCCCCAAGGTGGCGCAAAAGCCAGCGACGACGGCTATCGAGATGAAGAATGCGTTTAAGCAGATGGACTATTTACGAGGGAACGTCGAGAATCGAGGCTTTAACCCTGACGCAGTTAGAGCAGCGGCGTTTGTTGCAGCTCAGCGCCGGCTAACAGGCAAGCCTGTCCACATGTTGGCCTACAGCAACGGAGGAAATGTCGCGTCCGAAACGCTAGCTATTCTCGCTGAAATGGGCTATAGAGACGTGAAAGTTGTCAATGTCGCAGGCCCTACCTTTGGTATTTTCAAACATTCTGACGAAAACATGCGTACATGGGTTAGCAAGGGGGATATGTTCTACGGGACTATGGGCAAACGAGCATTTGCTAGCAGCCCCACCCGGATGCTTAAGAACGAAGGCATCCCTCACGGCCTCAAAGAGGATGGCAGGAACAGCTATATGTTTGACAAGCAGTTGCGTTCAGAAGCTTACACCTACCTAACAGTAGATCGCCAACGTTCCAAAGAACTCAGTAACGAGGTGATTTGGCGTGTCGCCGAAAGTAAGCCTATGGAGGGCGACCTCAAAGCGCTATTCGGGGATAAGAGTGACGAAGTCCTAGAGCGCTACTCTAAAGCCCTGAACCGCAACAAACAGCAAGCCTTGGGGGAACTTCGCTCAGAGATTGAAGATAGGATGATTGACGTCTGGTACGGAGGCTATGACCCCGGCAAAGTCAAACGCAGCAGTAAAACTCTTCGCGCCGAGGTGCAGCAAAACGCCATCGGCTCCACGGCCAAGACTGATGCTACGGAGCGGGCAGTGTTTTCACTCACGTCTGCTTTAGTAAAAGCTCGCAGACTACAAACGGCTAGCTAATGCGCCGCGATCCTCGACTCGACACCCCTTAACGTCGCCCGCAAACTGGCGCCCAATTCCGAAATCGAGGGGCTTGCCTCTCAGCAGTAGCCTGAGCACATTGCTCGCGGTTCAGCCGCTCCCTTCCATGAAGTTCCTCCCTGCCGCCGCCTTCACCGCCCTGGCACTGGTCACCTTCCCCGCGTTGGCTACCGCCGCTACCGCTGCAGTTCCCGCCGCCACTCCCACCTGGCTGGCCATCGCCGGCCTGCTCTGGTTCGCCATCGACAAGATCATCGACCTGCTCCCCATCAAGGAAAACACGATCGTGCAGGCGATCCGCTCGGTGCTGAACCTCTTCCTGGGGAAGCAGCGCCCCTGAGCCGCCCTCGGGGGAACCCTGGCCACCTGATCTCATTCCAGGTCGGTGGCCTCTCCCCCCGAGATCGTGCTCAGGTGGAACGTAACGAACAGCAGACCTCCCAGCGTATCGACACTGCCGTGGAGGAGTACCGGGCTGCCCAAGCGCAGCTTGATGTTGAGCAGCAGCCGATCATCATTCATCACCCGGTTGATCCTGAGCTGCAGCCGGGGGAGAGCGCTCTGCTCGGAGGGGCCATGGAGATCCGCGCCCCCTGGGCAGACAAGAACTGAGCCCAAAACCTTAGCGGTAACCTGGGGAGACGAGGTCCACTCTCCAGGTTATGCCAATCCCTGCCGCGTTTCTGAAGAAAATCAAAAAGGCCGGGAAAGCCTCGATGGAAGGGAAAGCCTCGATGGAAGGGAGTGAAGCCCCCGAGGCCGAAGAGGGTATGAAAAAGCCCTGCGCGAAGTGCATGAAGAAGGGGAAAAAGAAAGGATCCTGCGGCTGCGCTGCAAAGGCCGCAATGGATGCTGCTCTTACCCCGATGGAGTACCTCGACGCATGCGATTTGGGGATCCAGAACCGCAGCAGGGCTTACGTCCGGGGTGTTCTGGGCGTGAGGGAAGACAAGAAGTGCGGAAACTCCGGCATTGCCGAGAACAAGAAGTGCAACAAAGGCGGGGGCTCCGCCCTCCAAACCGGCCTAAAAGTCGCTGCTGTCGCAGGCGCAGTCACCGCAGGCACGGTCGGAGCCATGAAGTACCGAGGCATGCAGAAGAACGCACTCTCCAACCTCAACGTTGCCAAGACCATCCGTAACTCCGGCATGGGTCAAGGCCCCGCTGGTCGCAGTGCTGCTCGATCCCAGGCCCGGACCATGCTGGCCTCCGGCGCAGCCCCCCTCTCCAAGGTCCGCGCCCGCAAGGCGGCCAAGGCTGGCATGGCCACAGCTAAGGTTGGATTCGCCAAAGCGCAGAAGGCCGCTGGCCCGACAGTCGCCAAGGTCAAGGCGGGCCTCAACCAGGGAATGGCGAAGACCCAGGCCGCCATGGCTCAGGCACGAACAGCCGCCGGCCCTACGGTTGGTATGGCAAGAGCCAGGGCCCAGTCCGATCTCAAGAAGGTTGGCCGGGCCGCGAGGAAGACGCAGATCGGGCTGATCAGAAAGAAGCGCGAGCTGTTTGGCGGTAGCTGAGATGGGGAGCCTCACACCTCTCACCATCCGCCTCGACAACAAATCCCCCGCCTGGCAACGCAAGGAAGGGAAGAACCCCGAGGGCGGCCTGAACGCCAAGGGCATCGCCTCCTACCGCAAGCAGAACCCAGGCTCAAAGCTCTCCCTGGCGGTAACAACAGACCCGTCGAAGCTAAAACCCGGATCGGCAAGAGCAGAACGACGGCGGAGGTTCTGCTCCCGCATGTCGGGGATGAAGCGGAAGCTAACCAGCGCGGCCACCGCGAATGATCCCGATTCTCGGATCAACAAGTCGCTGCGGAAATGGAACTGCAACTGACCGCAGCGCAGCTGCGTTTGGACAAGAAGTGCGGGAAATCCGGCATCCCCGCTAATAAGAAGTGCTCTAAGAAGACAACGTCCACATCCTCCCGGATCACCCCGAGCCTGATTGGCAAGGTCGCCCTCGGGGCAGGCGCTGTTTTTGGCGGAGCCCTTCTCGGTCGTGCAGCGCTCCGCCGCTGGGGCCGCCGCGATCCCAACTGGAAAGGCTTCTCCACCCCCGGCGAAGACTGGGATCGGATCGAGGCGGAAGCCCGGAAGGGTGGCAAGAAATGGAGCGTCTTTGAAGAAAACAAGAAAGCTCACGCCGCTGCGTGTGCTGCTCAAGGTATTACTAATTACATAACCGACGCTTTCACGCCTAAAGTACGGGCCTGCTCAGAGCGTGGAGCATTCGGCAATTACATCGTACACCCCTCTGAGAAATACGGCCTAAAGTACAATCATGGTGACCGCAGAGACCCCCGCTATTCAAGTGGCGACGACCTGACAATAACAGCGGAAGCTGAGGCTCACAAGTACGCCAATGACATTGGGGTCCCTGCACCTAAGTTGTTCAAAGCTTCAGACAGGGTAATGGTTATGGAGCATCTCCCTAACCATAGACCACTGTCAGAAATGACCTGGAGCACATTTTATGGAGTGGACGAACGGGCGCCACTATCCGCTAAGAAGAGCATGCACGGAGCCTACAGGGTGATGCACACCCACGGGTTAATCCACAACGACGCACACTCAAATAATATCTTGTATAACCGCAAGACAAAAGACCTTCGCTTTATCGACTTCGGGCTCGCCTCTCTAGCTCACGAATCTGAAGCAGGGACTTTCTTAAGCGAAGAGATGAGGGAAGTCCCATACAGGATAGGATTATCCCCTCGGGCAAGACGGGAGTTTGATTTTAGGTGGGACGACAAGCTGGATCTTGTAGAAAGGCGGGTTAACAACGGGGATTTCGACACCGCGCTGCCCGTAATAAAGGGCTTTTACAGCAGCCTAAACAACAGTCTAATAAAAGACCACGAAGCTGCTATGCAACTAAGGCGGAAATACGTCTAGCGCTAAACGCCAGCCGTAAGCTGGCCCATGATCACAGCCACTCGCTACGACTTCCTGTCGCTGCCCATCGTGGGTAGCGAGATCGACCGGGAAACGGGCTACCTCAAGGTCCGCGCCCGAACAGCCCGCACCGGCCTCCAGAAATACCGCCGTGCAGACGGCTCCATCGAGACGGAATACCGCCCTGAGGAGGAAGTAAGCAAGCCGGAAACACTGGCTTCCTTCGGGATGAAGCCGGTCACTTGGAGGCATCCGCCCTCATTGCTTGACGCGGAAAATACCAAGATGTTTCAAATAGGGCATGCGGGATCTCATGTCCACTTCAGTGACGGCTTTGTTGAAGTAGCCCTTCTCGTCACAGATAAGAAGTCGATCACCAATATCCAAAACAAGGACTCTGCCGATCACGCAGTCGAAGTCTCCGCCGGATACAGGGTCGACTACGACCCCACCCCCGGTAAAACACCCTCGGGCGAAGCCTACGACGGTGTCCAACGCAACATCCGTGTCAACCACATCGCCATCGTCCCCAAGGGACGGGCCGGTCCCGAAGTTCGTCTCCTCCTCGATGAGATGGATTCCGCGTCCGCAGTATCTTTCGATCAGGAACTTCTCGATCCCCCCGAGTCCGTAACCCCCGCAATCCCAGCTATGTCCACTGTCCGTATCAAGCTCGATGGGGTCGACGTCGATGTCGCCTCCGATGTCGCTCCGCTCATCCAAGCATTCGTGCGTGACAGTGCGAAGGAGATTGGTGATTTACGCTCTGCAAACACCGCGCTGGTTGAAGAAGTCACCACCCTGAAGGCAGACCTCAGCGATGTTGAGGCTGAAAAAGAAGCCGCCGAGGGCCGCGCTGACGGCCTGCAAGCTGCGCTCGATGAAGCCCCCGAGGGCGAAATCACCTTAGACGAGGACAACATTGACGCAGTCCTCGCCCAGATTCCCGCTGAGCGCATCGACGCACTTGTGTCCGCCCGCTTAGATACACTGCGCCGTCTCGCCCCCGCCTTTGACGACGACTTCGTCTTCGATGGTATTGGGGATGACGACCTCTACATCGCCGCCTACGAGAACATCTTCGGCGAAGCCCCTGACGATGAAATGTCTGTCGAGTTGATGCGTGGCCGCGTCGAAGGTGCCCTGGCCACACTCGACGCCAGCGACACAACCGAAGACCCCGAGCCCCCCTCTTCAAGAGGAGACTCCGCCTCCACTGATTCCACAGGCCGGCTCCGCACCGCCCTCCGAGGTGTCCAGCGCAAGGACGCAGCTGCCGCCTCGGATGGTTACGCCAGCAAAGTCACCCAAGACTGGCGGAAACCCCTGACCGCTTCTCGCAAGCGCTGACCTTTACCGATTGCTCACTGATCCCTTTTCCGAGGTTAGCCCTCTCAAATCATGTCCCCTGTAGCCTTCACACCGACAACGGTCACCAATCCTCAAGGTGTTCAGTCCAGCTACCCCTTCACTTCAGCAGCCGCCCATGAAGGCATGCTGGGCAACCTGAACTCCTACGACCAGTTCAGCGGGATCAACCAGACCGCAGGGGCTCTGCCCTTTGGAGCCCTGGTCCAGGTTGACACAACAGCCGGTCGGGACGACAACGCCCTCACCCTGTCGACCGGTGCTACCGGGAACATGGGCATCCTGATCGACTCCTTCACCTTTGAAGGTGTCGCCTCCGGCAGCGCCAGCTACCTCTCGACCGGCATCCCCGGCACCAACCTGGCCACCGATGGCCGCCCTGGTTACCCCACTCGGAGGGCGCTCAACTGCCTCCGCCGGGGCCAGATCTGGGTGTTTGTCACCGAGGCCGTGAGTCTCACCAGCCCCGTCCGCTTCTGGGACGTCGATCACTCCGCCACGGTGGCCGGCGCCTTCCAGGGTCGATTCTGCACCACGCTCTCGGCCACCCGGACCACCCAATTCACCAACGGTGCTCGCTTCTTGAGCAAGACCTCCGGTGCGGGCCTCGCTCTCCTGGAGATCGAGATGGTTGCCGCCACCTTCACCGCCGATTGATCCTCCGGCTTCGCCGGAATCTTCAACCCTTAGTCCCCCCAGTCCCTTCCTGTTTTCCCCCCTCGCGAGAGGCTCCGATCATGCCCAACGACATCCGCCTCGACACCATCGGTTTCTTCCTCGCGAGGGAACTTGAGCACATTCTTCCTGAAGTCTTTCAGGTTGAGTATGCGGACATTAAGTACAGCCAGGTGCTGCCTATCAACAGCGAGGTTTCCCGTGGCAAGGACAGCTACACCTACCGCATCTACGACCAACAGGGGTCCATGCGGCGGATAGCCGACAAGGCGAAGGATCTGCCCCGCGCTGACGTCTTCAGACGCGAGGTCACCAACAAGGTGGACTCCTACGGTTCGTCCTTCGGCTACACCGTGCAGGAACTCCGTGCTGCCGCTGAAGTCCCCAACACCAATTTGGAGCAGCGTCGGGCCAATGCTGTGCGGCGCGTCTACGAAGAGACCATGCAACGCATCGCGTACTTCGGTGATACGGCTGCTGGCCTCCGGGGCTTCTTTAACTCAGACCAACTGGACAAGATTGTCCCCGACAAGTGGTTTGATAGCTCCACTATCACTGCTGACGAACTACTGGAGCTGCTCAACGAGCCGGTCACCCGGCTTGTTAGCAACAGCAACATGAAGGAACAACCGGACACCATGCTGGTGCCCTACAACGTGTTCCGTAAGATCTCCACCACCAAGCTCGGGACTGCATCCGACACCACTGTAATGCAGTTCTTCCTCAATACCAACGAGGTGATCAAGGACATCGAGCCTATCAATGAACTCACCGCCAATAACTCTGGTGGTTTCCTGAGCAAAGACCGGGTCATCTGCTACAACCGCAACCCGGACAAGCTGGAGATGCACCTTCCCCAGCCACTGGAGTTCTTCGCGGCTCAGCTGCAGGGCCTGGAGTACACCGTGCCAGCCCACGCTCGGCATGGCGGCGTAGCCATCTACTACCCCCGTTCTGTCATGGTGCTGGAAAAAGCCTGATAAGGTATAACCAGTTCATAAATCCTTCAGGACCCTCTTCACTCATGGCCAGCGTCAACGTCTTCTACGCCCCCGAGCTTGAAAACCCTCCGTGTGCCCCGGAGTGTTCCATCATGTTCAGCAAGATCGCGAAAGTCACCGGAGAGTCCACGACTGTCCGTATTCGCGATGGGCTCAACAAGATCGAAGACAAGGATTGGGAAGAGATCAAGGAGAAGACCTACGCGCAGCGCCTGCTCGCCCTCGGGGCACTGCGCGTCATGGACGAGGTTGAAGTCAAGGACACTCTTGACAAGGACGACCTCAACATCCCGGACGACGTTTCCATCTCAACGCTCAAGATCTCCGACGCTGTCAAAGTCGTGGCTACAACCCATGACCTTCAGAAGCTTGAAGCTTGGCTGAGTGATGAGCAGCGAGTTCCCCTCCGCCAGGCCATCACCAGGCGGATCAACACGCTGACTGGCGGGGATTGATCCAATGGGCCTGCTGCTGACTGAAGCTACCTTTAAGGAGCGGTTCCCCGAGTTCGGGGAGCAGCAGTTAGCAGTGGTTGACACCACTATCAACAAGGCTGAGAGGGACGTTCCTGCTAATGTCTGGGGCAACGAGGATATTCGCAGGGATGCAGTTGCATACCTAACTGCCCATCTTCTCGCTTTGCGGGTTATGCAGATAGGTATGCAGGTTGGAGCGCCCTCGGGGCAATCTCTTGGTGCAGGGCTGGATTCCACACTCTACGGGCAGGAGTACAAGCAAATGCGAGATTGCCTGCCCGTATGCGGTTTCGCTCTTTACTCAGAACCTTACAGCTTTACAGAGTCGAGCAGTGGTAGCACTGATGGGGGAACTGACCCTGTATCCCCTGTTCAGCCTGGAGCTGAGTTCATTTATACACAATCGGCTCCTTCAACGACATGGACAATCAATCACAATCTAGGCTTTAGACCTGCAGTTGAACTTCTTAATGCAGGTGGGCAAGAGATAGAAGGTGATATTGCACACACAAGTGTGAATCAGGTTGTCGTGACATTGAATCCGGCGACTGCGGGTCAGGCCCGTTTGAACTAACCCTCCGCCAGGTATCGACATGTCCCGCCCCATTCTTACTGACTTCGACTTCCAGGGAGTTTCCACCTGTAAGAACCTACCTGCGCCGCAGGCGAGCAGCGATGCCGCAACCAAAGGTTATGTGGACTCAGCGGTCGAAGGGCTGGCCTGGAAGGACTCCTGCCGGGTTGCGACGCAAGCCAACCTAAACCTGGCCAGCCCTGGCGCAACGATCGACGCCGTCACGATGGCCAGCGGCGATCGGGTGCTGGTGCGTGTGCAGACCGCAGGCGCTGAGAACGGCATCTATATCTGGAACGGCGCTGCGTCGGCAATGGCCCGAGCGTTCGACGCGAACACGTTCCCCGAGCTGAAGCAGGCCACCACCACGGTGGAGGAAGGCACTAGCGCTGGTGTGACGTACCGCCAGACAGCGGTGAACGGCACGTTGGGTAGCACGGCAGTGAGCTGGACCGTGATGGGCACCGCCGCCCCAACTGCGAGCACAACGCAGTCAGGCATCATGCGCCTGGCAACGCAGCCGGAGGTGGACGCCGGAACCGCCACTGACCTGGCGGTTTCCCCGCAGACATTAAAAGACTGGAGTGGACGGCTGCGGAAGTTCTCCGCAAACGTCGGTGATAGCAGTAACACAAGTCATACGGTAACACACAACTTTAATACTCGCGATGTAATAGTGCGAGTATTCCCCAACTCGGGGCAATTTGATGATGTGGAAGTAGATGTACAGCGCCCCAGTGTGAACGCGGCGACAGTTGTATTTGCGACTGCGCCCGCAACTAATGCGTACCGCGTTGTGGTGCTGGGTTAATGGCGAAAGATTTTTTAACGCCACCTAACTTCAAAACACCGGTACAGCTCGACGGCAGCCCCGGAATTACGGGTCAGGTTTTTGTCTCGCAAGGGTTAAGCGCTCCGCCGAAATGGGCTTCAGTTGAAGACCCTATCTTCCTTTCGATAGGCGATGAAACTTCATCCGCAGTCCAGGGGACAAAAATGACGGTCCACCATTGGCCCTTGGACCGCTGGCTGACGACTGTGCCGCTATGGTCCAGTAGCGCCCCAATCGGTTCAGCACTGCAGTTCGACATCAGAATTGATGGGACGTCGATATTTTCCACGTTACCGACAATTGCAGTCGGTAACACCAGTTCAACAACAACAACTGCAGCAGTTTTCTCGACTGCGTTTGTCAGTGCAAATCAGCAGATACCGGCTGGCTCCCTAGTGACTATCCATGTCACCCAGGCGCCGTCAGGTGGCGGAGGCGCAGGAGCAAAAGTAATGATGCCCGCAGTGAGGCTCTAGTGATGCAGCGGATCCTCTATAACCCCGAGTCCGATTCACTAATCGACTGGCCCCGCGTTGACGATGCAGACGTAGTGGGCCTGCAGCCGCCTGTGGTCATGCTGTGGATTGAGCAGCAGCCGCAGCCGGAGAGCTACGACCCAGCAGTGTACGGACTGAAGGCCACGCAAAACGTAGACCTCGACTCTGGCGTACTGCGTCTCGGGTGGGCGTTGGTCCCGTTGCCTGCTCCCCCTCCCCCTCCAGCTGTTGCCCAGTGGGTGCAGTTCGCGGGGATGCTGGCCGCAGATCCGGCGGTAAATCAGTTGGTTGCCACCGCTGCTACCGCTGCCCCAGTGCTGCATCTGATGCTGGGCGTAGGGCTGGGGCAGGCGGCAGACGGTAACCCGGTCACCTTCCTAGCGGCCTGGGCACAGGCGCGGGCAAGCGGGCTGGTGCCGGCGCCGATAGCAGCAGAGGTAGCCGCGATGGCCACAATGTTCGATCTGCCGACTGATTTTGTCGAGGCATTGAGCTGATGTGGCTGCTCAACCCCTACTGGTACACCCGGCAGTATTCAGCACCAGTTAGCGACTACCTAGATCGAGTGATTGCTGCTGACGTTGCAGCTGGCAACCTTCTGGGTCTAGAAGATGACACTAAATCAGCCTATAACACATTTATCGACAGTCTGGTTGTTGATGGTTATTTGGGTGTTTCGGGGGGAACAATTAGCCAAGCGTCTAGCGTAATCAAAGCTGCCCCCATTATGGCTGGTGCCCGCACCCTGGCCGGCGCGTTGGTGCCGCTGGTGGGTGGAGCACCAACACGCTTCGGTACGGAGAGTGGTTGGAACTACAACCGCAGAACTGGAGTGCTAGCAAATGGAACTAACAACTACTTAAGCAGCAACAGATCAAACAGCGCGGACCCACAGAACAGTAACCACAACGCGGT